TTGCGCCGTTGACGTAGAAGTCAAGCTGCGTATTGTTTGTCCATGCGATATAGTCGGTGCTGTCGAGGCCAATGTTGCCGGTGGCGTACACTGTTCCTGCCACAGTTGCTGCACCGCCGATTGCTGTCACGCCGGAGCCTTTACCCGACAGATTGAGATCGATGTTAGTGTCTCCGCCTGTAGCCGTAATAGAAGGACCGTTGCCTGTAGCGGCGTTAGTAACGTCAATCTGATTTACTGCAGACGAAGTAGTTTGGAAGATGATTTGTTCATTTCCGTTTTCGTCGCCAATAAAGTGTGCATCATCAATCAGAATGTTTTGCGAGTTTGTATCTAGATTTCCGCCAAGCTGTGGGCTTGTGTCAGTAACTATGTTGATCGCAGTAAGATCAACTGTTGCAAAACTTAGTGTGCCACTGCCGTTTGTCTGCAAGAACTGATTTGCACTGCCATCAGCCGTAGGATGAGACAGCCCGTCAATGACTACTGCACCCGACCCTTTGGGGGTCAGTGTCAAGCCAATGTTGGTATCGTCACCTGTAGCTGAAATAGACGGGGCGTTACCCGTTGCAGCGTTGGTAATATCGATCTGATTGACTGCAGATGAAGTAGTCTGAAAGATAATCTGCTCGTTGCCATTTTCATCGCCAATGAAATGCGCGTCGTCGATCAAAATGTTGTGTGAGTTTGTATCTAAGTTGCCAGCCAACTGCGGTGTGCTATCATTAGACAAGTCAGTGTCAACTGTGGCATACGAAAGAACGCCCGACCCGTTAGTCTGCAGAAATTGTCCGTTACTTCCGTTTGAGTTAGGAAGCTGAAATGTCACGTTGCCACTATACTGTGCGTGTGGTGGTGGCTGGATTGTGACTTTGTGTGCGTTGTTTACTTCGCAGTAAAGATCAATGGCTGCAACTGCGCCACTACCGGAACGAACCTCAACTTTTGCATCCTTGATAGTCGTGCCCGCAGTAGAGCCATTGCCGCCTGCGTTCATCTGCCCGACTTGGAATGTTCCCGAATCTTGCAACTTGGCAGGAGTAACAGCATCATCTGCCAGCTTGGCCGTGGTGACGTTTGCGTCAACTATGCCAGCAGTAGCAATCTGCGGTCCCTCTCCCGTCGTGCCATCGTGCGAGTGCCCAGACGAGCCATTAAATGCAGACTGGACAGCATCAAACTCGCCGTCAAGATCGGATGCGTTGATTACGTTTCCGTCTGCGATATTGTTACCAGTATCGTTTCTGGTGTAACCTGTACCCATTTTTTATCTCCTCCCGTAGGTCGCAAATTCCAAAGTTGCAGCGTCTACGGTAAATACTGCATCTGTGGTGGTTCCTGTCGTTTCGTATACGAGAGAAACCGAAGTTCCGGAACCAACAGTCTGTACGTCAAATACAGTGTTCGGCTTACTCCCGAAAGTAGATGTTCCGAATGTACCGGAACCGTATGTAATTACTGTGCCCACAGCGTTAGACAGCGTAGTGCCTTCGGGCTGAACAGATTCGGGCTGATCAAAGTCGTACTTCAGTGAGAACTTCAAATCCAGTACGCCGTTGACATCCACATACGTCGTGCCTTTGTATATGGTCTTACGCACATTAGGATCAGTCAACGGAACAAACGGAGTGGCAAACGTCGCCACAATGTTAGACCCCGAAAAAGTGTTCCCCTGTTCCATCTGATATACGAACCCATCACTACCCCCGAAGTAGATTTCTTCTGCGGACCCACTGTACTCTGACGTTACGCAGAATACTTTGAACCCTCTAAGTTCGTTAAAGGCCACACTGTCCTGCAACTGTGTGGCGGCTATTCCCTTGGAAGCGTCGTTTGTTGACGCCGACCTAAATCCGAAAATTCTGTATTGACTCTTCTCTCTAACTACTGTACTAGCAAATGTGGTGCTATTAGATACAAGGTCAAGAATCTCCGCCTGTATAGTCTTCGACACAGCGGCAAGACTAAAGTCTCCAATCTTGTCAGTGGCAGAAAACAGTCTGAGTCCATCCGGACCCAAGAACATGATATCGCCACCTATTTCCTGTACTGTGTCTTCGGCTACCGCGCCTAAGTCGCGGGACACAGGAACCAACTGGAAGTCCGCTTGGCTAGACCCTGCCAGCCTGTGAATGGTTGTTTCTCCGAATATAATAAGCTGATCTCTAAAGACAATAAGATCAGTCACAATATCTGCTACGTTTATTATACCACCACCACTTGCCGGTGTAAAGTCATCATCCTCGTAGGGTGCCGAAAAAACTACGTTTTCTCCGTTGGCTAAAAAGATGTGGTTCTTAAAATTGACTGCGTGTGATGCGCCCGACGTATCTGCTGGAAGGCTAGAAAGCTGAGAAAAGACTGATCCAGTGAACCTAAAGGGCTTACCAGTGCCATCGACTGCAAGCAGCTTCTCTGTGCCGTCGAAGTTGTACTTTAGAAAACGTATCCTGCCACTACCGCCAAGGGTTACACCTGCGCTACTGTAGGTGGCGTTGTCACTGATAGATGTCCATCCACTTCCTGTTGACCGAAACAGATCGTTACCACGGGCCGCGTAGACATGATTGCCGTACTTAATAACTCCGCGAATGTTGCCGCTATTGGTGACAGCCGCAGTATCAAACTTGTCGTATCCTTCTACTCTGCGATACCCGCCGAATACCGACGGCTCGTAATTAACCAGTACACGGGCTGATCCCGGAGCCTGTATGCCCTGCTGATAGGGTGACAGGTTACTGATCAGACCGCCCTTAAACTCAAAGGGGTATGTCTGCCAACGATCCGGCATTACACCGCCCGCGCATATACGTTTTCGTTCACAAGCAGTGTCCGCATCTGTTTCACACCGTCATCAAATTTACGCAAAGAAAGTGAAGCCGACTCAATGTTATCCCTAAACATATAGGCATGATACATAGCGCCATCCACGATTACGTGTTTGAAACGGAACGGGATTGTGGGGACATCATCATGAAGGGATAGATCAGCAGGAAACATAAAGAATTCATACTCTATTGTGTATGCTGCATCCGGCATAGGAGCAATGATCAGATCACCGTCCTGCGAACGAACAACATACTCCGGCACAGAACCCTTTGCAGTATCTGTCTCGTACTCTTGATCAATGAATCTTTCTAGGTATTCAGTGTAACTTAACACCTTTAACTTACGTGCCTCACCTACACCTAGCGTCGTATTGCGCTGCACACGAACGGTATCAAAGTCAGCATACTTTGCCTCATCCGGAAGCGGGTAGCGTAATTCACCGGCAGTCAAGGTAAGTTCGTCCGTATTGTGATTAAACTGCCAGTTGAAGTGCTTCTGATTAACGTCGCGAACTGCAGCGTTAATGCTGTCTTTGATTTGAGAATAGAACCCCGTCGATGTTGCGAAAGTAGTAGATGAAAGTTCTGTCTCGTTCAATCGACGACACACCTCGTTGACCAATGCTAAGTAATCGTAAGCCATTATCTACTCTCTATAACCCGCAGTCGAATCTCTTGTTCTAACTGCGTTTGATCGCTGGCCGTGATGGCACATGTGATTTTGTAGGTAGTGAAAGCAGTACCACTACCTAACACGATAGTGGCAACTGTGGTTGTGTTTGTAGCGCTTACGCGCTGCAGTCCATTGACGATTTCTGCATCAGTCCACGTCTCCAAGTTACCATCAGCATCGCGCACTTTCCAAGTGACACTAGAGATGGTATTCAATCCCAGTGCGTTCGACCAGTCAACAGAATAGTCTAACTGTTCGTCTGGGTCTTTGTCGGGCCATTTAAGAGCCATTACGCAGCCTTCCTTCTTTGTGCAGCCTTCTCGCTTGGTATTATCTTTAGGGTACGCTGTCTGCTGTAGTTAGACGCAACGAATGTAGTTACCACGCCGGTTTCTGTAGTGCTGTTAACAACGCCTGTGCCGGAAACACTGGCTAAAGCCTCAGTTACATGTAGCGTAAGGGTACTTACACTGCCCGTAGCAAACACACTTGGAATTATATTCTCAGCGAGGTCTTCCGTTACCTGCGGTTCGACAGTTCCAATAGCGCCCGTAGCAGATGCGGAGTCTATCGTGAAGTTTGCGATTGCGATAAAGGTTAATCCACCCCCTATCGCTCCTGTAGCCGATACTCCCGTTACAGCTTCTGTTGGCTGTGACTCTACTCCACCACATACAGCCGTACCGGATACCCCGGATAGAGTGACGGTGTTGCTGTGTGTGATAACACCTATTCCGCCAGTAGCGTTTACGCCCGGAACAGCTAAGGTATTAAAGGTCTTTGCAAACGGCCTGTTACCCTTGTTAAGAGTAAAGGTCGCTGAAACACCAACAACCGCCTTGCCTACTGCAGCGTTGATTGCTGTAATCTGCCCTGTTCCCGAAACAGAGTTAAGTGTCTCTGTAAGATTCGGAGAGACAGTCCCGATTGCACCCGTACCTTCTACACCTGTAGGCTGTGCGTTAGGCTCAATGACGTGTATGCCTGTGCCCGCCGTAATTGTTGCGGACACGCCGACAAGAACTTCGCTGATGTCAATCTCAAAACCACCAGCAGAAACGGGTTCTACAGCGGTAGTAGCAACGAGTGATGGTGCGTTTATAGTAGGAGAAACATCTCCGTAAGACGCAGCGCCGTATCGTCCTGTTCCGTACAGTGCATCGTTAGCACCAAATATAGCATGGACACGCGGAGTGCCTACGCCGCCGGTAGCTGACACACCCGTTAACGTACTTAGAGATTGAGCCTCGACAGAGGTTACAAACCCTGTAGCTACAACCCCCGTTAAAGTTTCGTTAACGTCTGCGGACAGACTAGGACTTCCGATTTGACCCGTACCCGAAACGCTGGATACAGCTATCGAAAGAGTACCGCGTACAGCACCTATACTACCTGTGGCACTAACTCCTGTAGGTACAACTATAGGAGTTGTTACGCCGTACGACGCAGTGCCGTACGCGCCGGAGCCATAGATAGCATCATTAGTGCCGTAAAAGGACATAGCCTAGTCCTTACGCGATACGAATAACAGCGTTAGAAGCGTCCGCAGTTGGGAACTGAATGGTTAGGTCACCGGCAGTTGCAGAAACAGTACCACCGAAGTCAATCACACAGATCGCCTTGTTTGATGCAGAGGAATTGTAGATGATACAACCTGCTGCACTAGTGGTTACGTTGCTGAATACTTCGTCAGCAAAGTCTACAAAAGCAGTAGTACCGCTTGTAGTGATTGCAGCACTGTCGAGGTTTTGTCCACCCGCAGAGTAGTTACTGCCTGTGGCTTCGTCAGAGTTGCCAGTTACATCAGAGTAATTGGTGGTTGCTGCACCATACGTACCGCTCATGCCGCTCTTAATAAGGGCCAGCTTGATAGTATGTGTGTCGAGATCGTGTGTACCACCCAAAAGTTCATTCTTAAAGCTTGTACACATTGCTGTTGTGATTGCCATTTGGATTCTCCCTATTAGGCAGTTTAACGATTAGGATCGTAGTATTCTTCTACGGATATCGTTGTTAGTAGCGTGTTTGCGGTAGTAGCCGTTACGTAAACGATATTCCCCGCTTGAAGATACAGAGGTGCATTGTCGTTAATTAATGCCTCTGAAGAGTTGGCCGCGATTGCACGGGCCTCAAAAATATTTGTAGTCGTTGATCCGTCATTCCATTGCACAAGAATATTACGTGCTGACGAGTCTGAATTACCTACGATAAGTGCCCGGACAATCGAAGTGTGATTTGCCGGGACAGTATAGAGTGTCACTTGACCTGTGCCAGTAAGGTCGGATGCTTTTGTTACTAGCTTAGAAGCTGTATTTGTAATTGGCATCAGCGTGTCTTTCGATATGCGCGAGTCTTCTTCGCTATCTTCTTGGGCTGCTTGGCCACCTGCTTACCGGCGCGAGTAGCTTTCCGCTTGGCTTTCGTGGTGGCTGCGTACTCCGCCGACGATAGTGCCTTGATGGCACGAGACGGTAGATATCGCTCCCCGGTTGCTTTCGGACCTTGGGTGGATGGTTTGCCACTCTTTGTCCTCCACTTTTGTTTAGTCCACGCTTTCAAAGAGCGTTGGCTCTTCTTCAGTGCCATCATCCATCTCCATTGTTAGCGTAGCCAGTGCGGCTAATTTATCTTGGGCGTCTCCCCACTTTTTAAGCGCTGTATCCATCTCTTCCAACAGACCCGGATGTTCACCCACGCCAACAGCATTTTTAAAGTAAATTGCGAATACAAACTCTGCATCAGCCATCTCCGCTGTATATTTATGTTTCAGTGCTTCGATAGCAAGCTTTTGCATCTTACATCCCTCTAAATACTTTATTTTATCACAAATGCACTAACTATGCAAGCAAAATCTACTTCTTCTGAGATTTACGGATTGCTTCGAAAGTGTCCTGTATGCTGGGCGGACGTTCAGAGTTAGGCATATACTTGCACTGAAACTCTCTAGGGAACCACTCATTCTTGTCTAGGAACAGTGTGTCTACTGTATTTCGTGGGCCGTGATAAACGCACACACGATTGTTATCTATAATAGTACATGCCTTGAGACGACAAACTACATGGCTAGGCTGACTAGGTAAAGACCCTGCGTTTGCAACGTGCCCCCGCATGAAGACAACAAAAGCATAAAGAGCAGCGGCACCAGCAGCAACTACCATTATCCACGCTACAACCTCTACGAATTTCTGTCGGCGTTCTCTCTGTCTGTACAGCGTTTCTTTGCGTTGCTTGCGTATCTGACCTTCCATACGCACAAGTGAGTCCCACTTTGACTTACCCATCGTCAGAGAAATCCACTGCTGTAATTCGTATCGTTGTTGACTTGCCTTCTCTTTGTTAGCAAATGCCGTAAGAGCCTGCTGCTCTACGGACTGCCCTGCAAAAAGCTTCTTGAATATAGGCGGGTTCTTTGCTTCTTTCTCCGCCTGTTCAAGATCGGACATGGCACCCATCCAACGAGACAGGTCACCAGCCATCTGTTCGATATCTCGCCCTACGGCAAATCCCTTCTTGATTGCTGAAAACGCTGCCGAAGCAGTTGCCATTGCGGAAATGGGGTCCATCAGTACACCTTCATATTTTCATCAACAAGTTTAGGTAAACAGTAAGAAGTTATCTTTTCTCCCTGCTTGTGTAGGATTTGTGCATACCACACGCAGTCGTTAAGGTCAGCGAAGTAGAGATCGTTACTAGCTAGTCGCTTGTCTTCTCCCGTGCCTAAGAAAACAAACAGGAGAAAGACATGCTTCATCTTAGCCCTTGTACCCGCCCCCGGCTTTTTTGTAGGCTTTAGCCATCATTTGGGCTTTACGCGCCGACCATTGACCCGGACGCCCGCCCTTGCCACCAGCCTTGATGCGATTAAATATGCGCTTTCTCATTCCGGGCTTAGTATAGTTGCCAGCCTCATTAACTCTACTTTTGCTTTTTGTTTTACCGCCTTTCGCGTAGCCAGTCGCTCCAGCCGATTTTGCTGCCGACGTTTCTTCGACGCCCGTGATTTTGCCCGCGTTGCGGGTTGCATAGAAGACTTGCTCACCCTTTTTGCCCCCGTAAGTACGTTGCATACTGTTCATAATCTTACGTCCCTTTTCTGTCAGAGGCATCTTTCTCTCCCGTGTATTTAGCTTCGCCTTCTTCATAGTAGTATCCGCCCGACGTGTCGCCCTCATAGTAGTAGTGGCGTTCGATAGGCTGTTGTTTCAAAGAATGTTCTGATGCAGGCATAGCTTTGCGTGGTGGGGTATATCTCATTAGTAAGAACTTTCTCTTTCTTTCGTGACTACTTTGTGCATCTCTTGCGTCCAATTTCCTTGGAATACTGTCCGGTAGTATCCGTATTCTAAGTCCCACTCATCTTTCGTACACTCTACTGGATCAATCGTGGGCTTCCCGTTAGGAAAATAAAAGTAGGCAAGGGGCTGACCCCTGCGAATAAAGCACTCATGCTTGTCATCAAAGGCAGTGTAGGGCAGCATCATGTTCAAACCTATGGGCATGTACAGGTCGGGATTTAGCTGCATAGTGCCAGTCATAGTCATCAACTCTGACTTTCTGTCTAAATGATAACAAGGGTCTAGAAAAACCAGTTCCGTCGGTTCATCAGCAACTAGCTTAAACTGATACGTAAACAGAATATTGGCATGTGTTTCAGAAAAAGCCGGGTTCATCTTCTTGTTCATGTCGCTAGACGACACAGACTGAAATGGGTAGGGGGCTTCTCCTGCTGCTGTAATTACTTTGCTACCCTTTTCGGGGCTAGAAAACATTACGTCCTCTGGGGCGCGAAACAGGTAACTGTTTTTAAACAACCGCACAAAAGAAGGACAAGTCTTTACGTTCTTCTCAAACGACATAGCGTCGTAATCAAACTTATCTTTTGTACTGGGCAGATTCTTAAACCAGTCGGGAAACGCTGGGGTAAGCCACTCGTCCATACGACGAATAAAAGGAATATGAGGAGAGATCAGTTTACAATTCATAGCTACATGTACCTTGCAAAGAGGTTGAGGGTTGTCCTGCCACTTTGCAAATCTTCGCCATGATTGCCGAATGCCCTGTGAGGCATAGCAGCGGTAAAGAAAACAGCGCGGTTTTGCACAAACTTTACCTCTGCAATCATATCCGCTTTATCGTAAAATCGAGTAGACGAATCGAGATTTGTAGGCGACAGGTATACGAGTCCTGCTATATCTCCACCGTCGGAATGTATGTAATCGCGCTGTTCGTCACTAGACAGTCGGGTATGCTTGTACAGCATCATGTCAGTAAGCCCGCCTAAGTAGTCGTAGGCGCACATTTTAAACTGCCTCACAATACTGTGATTTAACAGCACTAAATTTGTGCTTCGATATCCCGGCCAAGCACCCATATTTTTGTCTGGGTGATCCATCACCGACCACTGTTCTACGTCGTCTAGTTCTCTATTTACTTCTGAAATGTCAGAGAAGAAATCATCTATCACGACGATTGTATTCTTCTTAGTAAATATCAAGTCAGAACTCGCCTTTCTCCATCGCAACCGAAAGCTTGATAGCCCTCGATTTTACTTGCTTTGCCCACCTGCTGTCAAGCATCTCTCGTGAGGCGGCGTCGAACTTGCTCTCCTGTATCGCATTCCACATGCGCTTAAATTTACAGAGGCGGGGTACGCCCATGTTGAAAGCCATGTCCATCAAAATCAGTTGCCGTACCGAATCTAATTCGTGAACGACAGGCTTCACCCGACACAGTTCTTCTTCGACAATCTTGATATCATTCAGTGCGAGATATCGTGCGTCAGCTTCTGTGATGCCATGCTCGTATACAACGGCCATAGATGGAATGTCCATGTGGTCAAGTTCTTCTTTACTGATGCCGCGATCCTTGAGGTTGCGTCCGATACCGATTGTGTCGATGCCCAGCGTGTCTTGATAAACAGTGAGGACCATGCCCTCGTGCTGAATGACCTTATCTAGAAAGTGAGACGTGTTATACTTCATCGCTGTGTTTCCTGTTTTCGCCGCCCATCCAAATACCAAACGCACCTGTCATCGCGCCCATCACAACGCTTACAAATGCGGACTGTGCTGCAGTCGGGGCGTCCAAGTTCATAAACCACTCTGCACAGCGCCAACTCATCAGAGTCATCACAAGCATCATAAACCGGGGCAGAAGCTTCCATTTCGAGATGCGTTCGAATGTTACGTCAGCCACGCCTACTTCTTTCCAAAGAACTTAGTAGCGCTACGAACACCAAAAGAGGCAGCAACGATAACGCCAAGAGAATACTGATACCAGTCCGGCATACTGTTGAGTTGTGCGAAGCCATTGGCAACTACCTCTTCCATTCCGGGTATGAACGCAAGTATCAAGGGGATAGAAAACAGAATGACCAGCCACTCGTCTTTCCACGAAGACTGACTTCCACGAGCCATTTCCAAATCCCAGTCGAGTTCGCCAGTGGCTTTCTTTTCCATGATGGTTGCTTCGGCTTTCGCTCGTGCAACTTTTGCTCCTGTTTCGGCCTTTGTCTTTTCGACCTTGCCCTCCAGCCATGTACCGGCTAGTTGAGAGATCGGACCAATCAGTAGATTTAGCATTTCCACCTCTTCCGTGCTTGACGAAGACGGCTATTCGGGTCTTTTGCTGCCTTCGGGAACTTCTTCATCTGCCCTGCAGAACGCGCACAGAACGACTTACGCCGCTTTGCTGCTGCACTGCCGGGTTTCACTTTCCCTGTCACTGCCGTCTTCAACTTAGAACCGGGGTTCTTGCGACGGTACGCTGCCACCCCGGCCTTAGTCATCCCCGCCCCCGATTTCGTAGACCGAAAGTTCTTCTTGTTGCGGGCGGGCATTTTGTCCTGTTTGCGGGCCATAGTTATGCCTTTACGATTTTATAGCCTTTTGCTTTCGCAGCAGCACGAATTTGTGCAAGGGTCATTGCAGGCTTCTTACCACCCTTTGCTGCACCCTTTGACTTCATAGTCTTGCCGCCTTTTGCGTAGCCTTTTGACTTCATAGCCATACGACCACCTTTAGCCATGCCCTTCGACTTCATGCGTCCGCCACGAGCCATGCCTTTACTCTTCATCATCATCTTCTTCATAATCGCTCTCCGCGTAAAGGTTATCGAATACCCTAGATGTATCACTTACATAGTTAGGGTCTTGTTTAGAGTGGTGTACCCACTGACTAGGTGCAAAGTCCGGCGGACCATCACCCGTTACAAACCAAGCAGGGTTTGTGACCCGCACCCGGTTATTCGGAAGGGCTACTATATTGCCCGTATATTCTCCTGCGTCGAGTAATTCAAGCACATGACTCTGTTTGTGCTGTGCAGGATCGTCGGCTACTTCTGTTCCGGTGTAGTCAACGGTGAAGTAATACTTTGCGGGGTAGAACTCCCCATCAATCTTTGCAAGCCACGGACTTGGTGTGGCCCTGTCGAGGACATATACTGCGTGATGATGTGACTGACAGTCCCACGGCTGTGCCAAATAAGTAGGTAAAGGTTTTGGCCAGTCATCTAAGGGTGTGTCCCCAACTAAAGCGGTGAGTGGCATTCGTGCCCACATTGCTCCGCCATGTACATTATCTTCTTCTTCACATCCCGTGAACAATACTTGAAAAGACATTGTTCGCATCGGTAGCGTTGTTACACCAATCACCATAGCGTGTAAAAATTCACCATGATATCTGTCGTGATTGGTTGTGTATTCTCTGCGTACCCACGCTTTAAAGTAGGGCACATTGCTAGTGATGTAATTCATGCAGGACTCCTGTTACTTTCCCGGCAGGGGTTCCTGCTTATAGCATGCAGTTAAAAGAGTGTCAAGGGGGCAACACACCCCCCTGACAAGTTTGTTAAGCGAACGTAGCCGCTGTCTCAGCAGTGCCCATTTCTGCAATCACTGCGAACACGCGTACCTTACCGTCGAAGGTTGCCGAATTGGCAATCAGATCGATAGTGTCGGCAGCGGTGTACAGCTTTGCAGTACCGGCTGCGTTGTTGATCTCGTGACCGGCAGCAGTGCCGTCAAGAGCAGCAACGTAGAGATCGTCGTCTGCGTCATCACCAAGGTCAAGGACAGGCGAACCAGTCGATGCTACGGTGAGAACTTCCACACCCGCCATGAGGACGAGAGTGTTTGCCTTCATTTCGAAAACCTCAACGGAGTCCGAAGTAGTGAGGCTAGTAGACGAGAAGTCAAGAACGACTTCTACGATCTGCGGCTTAATGCCAAGAGGGACGCCTGCGACAGCGCCAGTTACGGTATAAGTAGCCATCTATGCCTCCCTTACAGTGTGATAACGGAACGAACGAGAGACTCCGGGCGAAGGACTTTACGTCCAAACACATGCAGACCACGAACGATATCGCTAAAGGTTTCAGTCGAACGTACAACTTCGGTCTTCGCGATATGCGAAGCGGTTGCACAGGCAGACATATGACCGGCAAGGATTGGGAATTCACCCGCGCCAAGACCAGTTACGTCTACGGTATCAGTGCCAGCAGCATTCATTGCGGTTGACTTGTAGCAAGCAAAACCGGCAATGTTGCCCTGCATGACAAGGCCGTTACGCAGCGGCGAAGTGCCGTCGCCAGTGACCTGTACTTCTGCGAACTTAGCACCTGCACCAAACAGTGTCTCGTAGAAAGCTGGTGCAGCAACGAACCAACGGTTCTCTTCCGGAACCGACTGATCGTCAAGGGCACGAGCCATCTTGAGCATGATGTTGACGAGGTTGTCGCCAGTCTGCGAAGTCAGAGGTGAGCCAACCGTACCCAGTCCAGTGACTTGAGCAGTAGTTGGGCTAGCCTCTGAAGAGATACCCGCACCGTCGAACATCGCGGTGAGGATATTGCCGTCATACTTACGCTTCAGCGAGTATGCACCCGAAGAAGTAGCAAGGGCTTCGAAGTTGACGTGAGACTGACGCTCTTCAATGTCGTCAATCTTAAACGCAAAAGCATTTGCTTGATCGACAACCATAGTTGTCTGATCGTCAGCAAGGTCTTGCGGGTTTACTACTGAACCACGCGCATACGAGGAGACGGTGATTGTCGGCTCCTTGATGATACGAACGGTGTCGCCAAAGTTCTCGATTTCGCCAGCATAGTCGGTATTCGTAATATCTTCTGCAACCGAAGCGCGACGGAAGAATTTGAGAACTTTTTGGCTAAATATTTCCGGTGTAAAGTTACCGGAAGGCAGGTTATTGTGACCTGACGCGCTATTAAAAGCCATTAGTCATTCCTTCCTAAGAGGTGGATTAAGAGTTATAGTCAATTCGGCCTTCAGAACGTGCGGTGTCCAGTTCAGCTTCTAGCTTTTCGAACTCCCACGGCTTCATCTTGCCTATCTCTGAAGCTTTCCAAACTCGCTTGTCCCCCGCAGTCGTAGCTACCTGCTTTGCGGCAGGAGTAGAAACAGACAGTGCTGCATCTTCTTTCTTGCGGGAACGAGTTGGTTTCTTTGTCAAGCCCTTGTCCGCTTTGTACAGATCAACCACCCTAGCTGCCCACCGTGCGTCCGTAGCGTTGTTGTACACTCCGTCCGAAATGGTACTGGGTTGGTCCTGTAACCAAGAGGTGAAGTCTTCACTACTCTTTAGTTCTTCAAAGTCGGGCTGAAGACGGAGCAATTCTTGATACGCTTTTTGCTTTTCAAGCTTTTTTTCGCGCTCTTTAATTGATCCTAATTCAGCTTCCATATCTTTCACTCGTGCTTCAGCTTGCGAGGAAGATATTTTATGGATAGCGTCATACATGTCCGGGTATTGTTGCTTGAAGTTGTCCAAGTTTAACCCGTCTGAAGGAAAATCATCAGTAGGACGATGTACAGTTGAGGAAGCTAATCGTGCGATATAGTCCTCTTCTTTACCTCGCCACTCTTGCAATTTACTATCATAGTGACGCTTGAGATCGTCGTAACGCTTTTTGAATTCGTCAGAGCCTTGAGATTCATCCGCACTCGCAAATGATTCGCTAGGTGCTTCTTGTGGAGTAGCCGACTCCTCGTCGGTGTCCGCGTCAGCTTCTAGTTGCTCTTCTTCATCGTCATCGTCTTTATCGACCTCTTCACGATGCTTTCCCCGGTATAATTTATCGTCATTGACCGTTCCGAAAGAATCGTTGGGCTTGTTGGCACGGTGGCCTTTTACTCGTCTTGCCATTTGTTTTACCTCACTCGCGGGGCCACTTGGCTGTGGGTAGCCGCTCCGGTTGTGTCGGGGCCGTTATAACGGGTAGCCGACTATTTGTATCTGATCCTTCCACTAGCCTTGCCGGGGAATTCAAAGTTCACATTGTAGAACTGATGTCCGCCGATTGTAGTGTAGGGTTCAAAAAAGTGTCTTTCGTCCATAAAGTTGCCGCCTGTTGATCCCGGCTTCTTGTAGTATAGGACGCTGAGTGGGATAGCTGGTTCTCTACCGTCTACGTTATCGCCACCCAGTCGAGGATTCATATCAATTACGTTTTGTGCAGCGCTATATATCTTGTCGAGCGCCATCGGTCCCACGTTTCCAGTAAGGTCTTTGGCTCGTGCCTTAACCGTACTAGGCTCTAGGCCGTCAAACTGAAACATCTTTGATCCGGTTCCGCGATTGCTGCGCTGCTTGAGAACGTCAACGATAGAGTCTACGTCGTCAAAATCCGGATCGTTTGTATTCATTCTATTTACAGCCACCTGTCCGACTGCTTCCATACTTTCCAGTGGATCAGCTAGGGCTGTGGTTTCTGTGACTATAAGCAGGGCCAGCTTGCCTACGTCTGACAGATTATCAATTAAGCCTTCGACGGCTGCACGTTTAGGCTGACCTTTTATAGCGGCAAACTGCTTGAAGAGATCGATATCTCCCTGCGGAATCTCTGCTTTCATCCGGGGAGCATCACCTGTGTCAGCTATCTCTCCCGGCTGATCTATGAAGCCCTGTACTTCATCACCCTCTGCGTAACCAATACGCCCGCCCTTGGCTGCTTTTTGCAGCTTCTTTTCTGTTTTGGGTACGCCCCGATCATTAATCTTACGCAAACGTGATCTGCCAATTACATCGGCGTGGCGAGGAGAGATATATACCTCGCCTTCAGAGATACGAATGTTGGTGGACTCGCGTGTGTCCTCTATCTCTTCCCCGTTCTTGCGAAGATAGTCGTCTGCTTCTTTCATCATAGCAGCTACGTCTTGTTCGCCTGCAAGCTTGACAGCTTCGGCGTTGAGGACCATGCCTTCTTCCTTGGCTACCATCTCTTTGTCATCAGCGACTGACTCTGCATCAGTAACTTGCGAGGGTGGTCGGCCTACGAACCCGGACTCGTCCCCTTCTGACTGGATCATTTCGTTGCCTGCAATCAAAGCATCAAAGTCGTCGTTGGGAACCTCGCCACCTTCTGCAAATCCGGAATAACCAAAATCAAAATCATCTTCGTTAAAGTCGGAGTATGATTCTGCAATGTCGTCGGCCATTTGCTCCTCAATTCTATCCTCTTCTGCAATGAGGCGATCTACGGCTTCGGTAGTTGTTCGTCCCGTTTCTCTAACGTCTTGTCTGAGATCATCCATTACCGTATTTTCGTATTTCCCAGCTATAATACTGTCTAAGAAGGTGCTAGCTTTTGATTGAATCGCTTCTTCTTTTTGCGAGGATAGGCTTGAAGCGTAGTCACTAGCCTTCTGCTGGAAAGACTGAAGATTTGCAATAAGTTCCTGCGTTGTAGCATTACGCCCCGAAAATCCGGACATGCTTTTTGCTGAATTTCTCCAGCTACTAGCGAATACCTTGGCTTGTGATAAATTAAGCGTGTTATTTACAGAAAACATGCTCATAGCAACAGCATCTAGGTCTTCCATATAACCACCGCCAGCGGTGCCTGTGCCGTAGTGAAAGCTTCCATTAAGAAGGTATCCGCCGTTGACAGTCTCAAGGATTACGCGATCATCTCCAATCATAGAGATCATATCCTCTGTGACGCCCTGCCCACCAAGAATTGCATTAGCAATTGCTGTGCCGTGTGCAGTGCCTTTGCTGTAAACTTCTAGTTGTGCAGCGCCCTGTTGATCAAGACCAAGGCGATCTAACTGACCCCTGTACCCTACCTTTCCGGGCTGACGATATATATTGATACCGCCCACGTTCATAACAAAGCCACCGTCTTTACCCACGTTGGCAGCGTTCTGCCGGTATTGTTTTATCTCATATATATTTCTAAATTCATCATCGATAGCCATGCTAGCAAAGACGTTGCCTAGCCCACCCTCCGGTATAAACCTATTTCCTAGTCCCGTGGGGTCTTGTATAGCTTGAGAATTTGCCGCTCCCATAACAGGAGAGAATGCCAGTGATCCTGCAAGACCTGCCATACCACCAAACGCCTCTGCTGCGCGGGCCTTAGTAGAATCGAAGGGAGTGTTGAAGTCTACTCCCGAAAAATATCCCGACCTGTCGCCAAGCTGTTCGGCCTTTAGATAGTCTTTCAGAGAGGCGTACTTTACATTAGAAAAATCATTTACAACGGTAAATTGCCGCTTATAGGTTCCGTCCTTTTGTACAACGCCCTTACTGAACTTGTGAATGTCTACAGGACGTCCGTCGGGGCGTCCGCTATCGATTTGATCTTGAGGCGCGGTTACTGCACCCGGAGAGACTACGGGATCGGGCGCAGGAGCCGGATCGGGCGCAGGGCTACTGTCTACGGGAGTGCCATGATACCAGTTATATGTTGCCATCTGTGTTTGCCTTTACAACCGCCGCGTGGTTATTCTTCAATTTGAGGAGCGTTTCCAGTAAAACCATCTTCCCCTGCAACTGGCGCAGTTCCGACTCCGATTGCGCCACCATCAGTGCCTGCACCGTCATCTCCTTGAGGCTGCTGAGATACTCCTCCAGCCCCTGCCATGCCTTGTCGTTGTTGACCAGCGGGGCCACCGCCCTCGCCTGTTCCTTGTTGAGCATTCGCCATCATCCCCTGCAACATTTGAGCATATACCTGTGCCTCGTCTACGTTATTGACCAAGCTGTCCGGATCGATATCCTGCGATATAGCCAGTTCCCGCATAAGATTCGGAATCTTGATGAACGGGGCTAGCATAGGATTAGATACGGTCTGAAGAAGGCCAATCAGTCGTTGACTGCGTACTTCCTTTTGCATGACAGATGCTACACCGCGAGGCTTGATCTCAAGGTCGCCGCCCACGTCTAGCATGTCGTCGTTGAACTGCATGTTCCACTGGTAGTACGCTTCGCCTAAAGGCTTGAGAAGGTGATCATCTACGTTCTTGATGACCGTCTTCATAGACAGACTAGCACCACCCATGAGCATGGACAGCCCTGCAGCCGTGCGCCCTGTGCCGGAAACACCTGTCTGACCGTGCATGATAGACGGCAGTCCTGTCTCCTCATCAGCAAGCTGACGACTAATCTGATACATCTGAATGTTTTCCGGCGCTGTGTTTGGAAACTTGAGGCCATTGATGGCTGTTCCTGTCACACCCGACTGACGTCGGAAAATCTTACCGGGGAATATGTCCATGTTCTGACCGGGAACGAGAGAAGCCTCATCGACGTCAAATACAAGGTTGCCTGCAAGAGAGAGATTGTCGATTGCCATACGAACGTGACCGTTCATCAGCATCTGTGCATCTTCCATATTCTCCGCTACGCCAACACCCCAAATCTGATAGGGATTGATTTCGTATGGCATAGCAAAGTAGGGGACGCGGGATGGAGTGAGGGGATTGACTACACAGCGCAGAACTTGACTACCACAAATCCAAGCATTGACTTGAACTTGTGTGAGGCCATCGGGAATATCTTCGGGGTCCATACCTACAGACGCTGCCATAGTAGCGTCAATTACACCCCAATACTCCATAACCTCGTAGCGAGTTTCGTTGTAGTATGACTCTGTTTCATCTTCTCTAATCGTGTCTTCGAAGTATTTATCCGTGTAATTAGGGCCGTTGGCTATAGCGGCTTCGATAGCTTCGGACCTAAAGTGCGGCATGAGCAGCAAACCACGAAGCTGCTGCTGATTCATTCTGTGCCGTTCGATTACATATTCGCAGCCTTCTATAGAGGTGGCCGCAGGATCGGGATAGAAATCCCAAATAGACACATGCTCAATACGCGGCACGATCTTCTCGTAAGGATTGTACTCGCGCCCATTGCCGGTGTCTTCCCAGCGGTGAATGCGCTTATACATATTAAGCGGACCCTTGACAACTCCTGTGCCAAGAAGTGAGGATTCAAAGATACTCTTACGAATTACCGTTGTAGCATTTGTGTCGATAAGCTGATCGTGTATGATCTTTTCACACTGTAGTGCAGACTTCTGTGCAGGAGAGAACTGAGGTTCTCCCAGTCGGGCTGGGCCTTCAACGACTGGCGAGTTTGCAAAGTCATCCTTGTAGGCACCCAAAAAGTCCTGCGGACTCTCTGCTGTCAGTCCACCCGGCCCTAGCTGTCGTCCATCACCGGCAAAACCGTAAGGGTCTTGCACACCGGCATCCGGCTCAACTAAGTCATCTACAGGCGTCTTGAGGTGGGCAAATTCTGCCACACCTTCGGGCACTGGGGTAGGTTCTACAACGATAGGAAACTTCTTGTTGGCAAACAGTATGTCAACAATCTGACCGTACGCGGCAAGAACTTTCGTCTTGGTGATCTTAATGAACACCTTAGATCGTTCGGAGTCGCGATACTGCGTAGAACTATCGTATATACCCCGGAAGTTCTTGTATGCTTGCAGCCAACGCTGTTCGTACGCATACCGTCCATTCTCAGAATCTTCAAACTTCTTTTGGATGTACTCCGCCAAGTTCGGCATCTGATCGTCGGGGGATATAATGTCTACTGCTTCATCGTC